CTGCGACATTACATCAGCAGTATTTCTATTAGCTATCTTTGAGTAAGCATAGTTTGCCATATTTGCAGCAGAACTATCCCCAGCTCCTGCCTGTCCCAATCTTTGACCAAAAGCATTTACTGCACTTGATAGATTAGATGCTAAATCTCTAAGAGATGTAGCTTGATTTTGTTTTATCTCTCCTTTAGATGCTTCTGCTTGTGCAAGACCTAATTCCTGTCCACGATTAATTGAACCAACTTGATTACCATATCCGGTATTCATAACACCTAAATAATCTGACTGAATCTGCGGTATCTGTGCTTCCTGTCTTTCTAAATCCTGAAAGAATGGGTTGTATGCACTTCTTGCCTCTTTCAACATTCTTTTTCTTGCTTCCGCCTCTTGCCTTGCTCTTTCTTCCTCTTTACTTCTTGCATCGTTTGCAAGATTTGTAATACCACTTACTACCGGTGTAGTAGTATTTTTATATAAATTTGTGTAATTAGTATTGCTACCATCTGTATCCGTTGTATTCGTTGGATACGGTGTTTTTGGTAACCTTGCTGCGGATGTTCTAAATGCAGCGTTGCCTACAGAACCTGTCTTTCCACCCAATGCTTCTGTAATCTGAAGTTCCGGTAATCCAAACCAATTTCCTTTTCCTACGTAACCTATTGCCATATTAAATTCTCCTTAAATTAAAATATACCTCACATATCCATACAGAGCTGTGAGGTTTCTATTATCATTCTGATAAGAATTACTCGTTAGTTAGTTTCAATTCTATCCACTAACTATTTAGTTTCTAACATACCTAAAATTATTGTGCAAATCGTGGTATAATACCTTCAAATTCAAGAGAATGTACAATGAGAAAAAAACCACACCCGCCAAAAACATGTGAAAACTGCGGTAATACTTTTGTAACAAGGAAGGAAATACAACGCTTTTGTTCTAAAAAGTGCTTTAGAGAAGCTTGGCGTGGGGAAAAACACCCAAATTGGTTAGGAAAAACGTATAACAAAGTATGTCCTGTGTGTGGAGATTTATTTAACACCAAGGGAAGTGAGCACATATGTTGTTCAAGAAAGTGTATGGGTATATTAAGGAAACAAGAGGGGAAATTAGTTGGAAAGGGAGCTCCTAATTGGCGTGGTGGTATAAGAACGAGTGGTAAATATGTGTATGTTTTTATGCCAGAACACCCCTTTCATGATTATAAGGGGTGTGTGCTTCAACATAGATTGGTTATGGAAGAAAGTTTGGGAAGGTATTTAACTAAAGACGAAATAGTACATCACATAAACTATTCTAAAAAAGATAATAGATTAGAAAATCTACAGTTGATGACTCGTGCGGAACACACAATACTTCACAAAACTCATTTATTAATCTCAAAGTAATAGTGTGTCTCTACACACGGAAGAATAGTAGCAGAATACATATCTATTAATTGTTGTGGGTCTATAACTGATTTAACCCACACAGTACCACCAACCACCCCCCACGTTGATTTTAAAGGATATGGGGATACCCCAATAACTTTATTTGTGGAAACTCTAATAGCTTCCTTTAATGCTTTTTGCCAATCTTCAATTTGTTCAAGCACACAAGATAATACACAAATTGGAAAAGCATCGTCTTTATAAGGTAAATTACAGGCATTAGCTACAATTACATCGTGTCCCTTCTTCTTTGCTAACTCAACCATCTTGGGACTATAATCACAACCCTCTCCCTGCGGACACTCATCAATCAACCACGCAGTATTAGTTCCAATGTCTAAGAACTTCTCTTTTCCTATCTTGGCTTTCAAAAATTGAATGATAGCATCGTTTGTTGCCGACCTACCTTTTTCAATTATTACATCGTAGTCCATTTTTTATCCTTTCAAGTGTTCTATCAAGGTTTTCCCAATGATACCAACTTCCCGGACCAAACCGCCATTCGTGCAAGTAGACTATATCTTCTGTTGGTAGTTCGTTTGCTTTCGGCATTTTTTCAAGATAGTCTTCCAGTCGTTCGCTTTTACCTAATACTTTTAATCCCCACACCTCATCAGTATATTCCGGACTTTCTTCGTTAAAAGGAAGTATCGCATAGGTTGGTTTTAGTCCCCAACTTTCAAGTATGACTTTAGACAATTGTTGGTGCATTTTAGATGGTTTGTGGCTGTGAAATAGCCCGTGAGTACCAAAGAAGTCATTTCTTTTTTGAAGAAACTCTAAAAGTGCTGTGTTATCACCTAAAGTATGTTTACCACCTTGTGCAACTATATAATCATCAGTCCAAGAACTATCTATGTGATGAGTAATACCTATCGGGGTTACTGCGTGGATTATTCCAAACTCATGTTTATCGCATATATCACAAAACCATTTTAAATGCTGTACATCGGTATCAAAACTAACATCATCATTTCTAATATATATCATTTGAAAGCCCTCACCCTGCAATCTCTTTCGGGAACATGATTTATATCCTCTCTGCTAAAGGATATATCACTAAACCCTACCTTTTTTAATAGGTTTTCAAGTTCGTCTATCTCATAAACATAGTGGTGTAGCACTATTGGGTCTATTTCTATGTCTTGCCTACCATATAAACCCCAATGTCCTCGTTGTTTAAGTGTGGAATCCTCGTTGCGGTACATATTTATAGTGTCTGTAAGTACTGTAAACTCAATTAATATACCCGCTCCCTTTTGTAGTACCCTATACCAATCAGCAAGTATCTTGGGAAACTCCCATTGATAAAAGCTCTCTATAACATGAATTGCAAGTATATCCTCAACTGAGTTATCCTCAAACGGTAGTGGGTTTCTCAAATCATGCTTTACATCTGCTTCCGGGCATAAATCCACGTTAATATACCCACCTATTTTTTGACTACCTCCTCCAATATTAAGATTCATCTATTATCCTTTCATATAAGTCGTTAAACTTATCTGCAATTTTATCCCACCTATAAGGTTCTACCTGTGTAGAGGTATAGAACTTACCTATTTCTTTAAATAAAGACTCGTAGGTTCTATCTGCGAAGTGTACATTTAACATTGCTGGTATGCCTACTTCTGTTGTAACTACAGGCTTATTCATTGCAAGACACTCCATAACAGGTGTTGAATGACCTTCGTTAACTGAGGCACATACATATAAGTCTATTGACCTATACCAATCAGGCATATCTTCGGGTTTTACCCCTTTGGCAAGTACAACTTCAATACCTAAATCATCACAAACCTTTTTAACTAAGTTATATCCTTTATATTCCCTGTTATAGGAATTGTCATCAAAAGCCATTCCAACCCTAAACTTATGGTCAGGTTTGAAATAGTCAAATATCGGGTCGGGAATGTACGTTGCATTAGGAAAGAATTCCTTCTGCTTCGGGTTTATTATGTGGAAGTTAAAGAACTTTTGCAGTTCCGACACATAGTCCGGATATCTAAAAGACCTGACAGATATCAAAACCTCAGACTTTATCTGCGGTATAAGTTGTAGTTGTCTTATTACATCCCAATTATTGAAATGCACTATATCAGCATCATTTGCCTTTCTAATAAACTCATCAGGTGTAATTGTGGTATAGTAGTCTACCTCAATATCCTGTGGTATCAACTCTTTCATTTTCATTGAAAGCCTATCTACTATCCAGCCTAATTTATCAGATAATAAGAGTATTTTCATATTTCAAGTACCACAGTAAACCCATTACCTACCTTTGTATCGGGGTCTTCTGTAGTATATACCTTAAATCCAAAATAATTACACATTTCTAAAAATGACTGCAAGTTCCAAACACTATGGTGGTCATCACCTTCGGGTAAAGGAATTTTACCCTCATGTCTATCAATAAATTCTTGAAGTGGTGTTAGTTCTCTGTTTCTATCAAATGTTCTATCTCTATGGGGAACAATCATAAAGATGTATTTTCTTGCAACCCTGTGCCATTCTTTTATTGCTTTTATAGGGTCGGGAAAATGCTCAATAACGTGGCTTGATATAACAAAATCATAAGACTTGTCCTCAAAAGGTAAATCGTCTCCCTCACTTACTACATCTACAGGCATAAAACTACCACAAGCCTTTACTTCTTCTTCTTTAAACCTTGACATACCCTCGTACTTATCTACGTTTATAGTGTCTAAGTGGAAAGCGTTGTGAGCGCCCCCGCCTATCTCTATTCCTTTTAAACCATCTAACAATTTATGAGCTAATTGACTGTCCCCTGCCATTATTTTAAATGCCCCTCATAACCAAAATACTTATTACCGCCCTCGTCATGTACATATCCTTCCATTATAGCTACATCTGTTGCTGTTTTATGCAGCGCATATGGAAGCGAAATCTGATCTCTCCTCGAACCCCACACAATTTCATCCCACCAAGTTTCGTTAAATGCCCTTATTTCGTTTGTATGCCTACGAAGTATCACTGTTGCCTCAAAAAGCCCACTGTGAGGCTCGTAGCCCTCTAATTTGTAGTTATTTACCTGCTTTTGGATGGTATTGGTGTCGTCAAGTCCAAAATTTATGCAAGTTATAGCCTCATCGTATAAACAATCCCTGTATGGATGTTTAAACATCGCTATATCGGTATCTTTAAGGTACTTATCTACGAGTTCTTGCATAGGTACTTTTAAGGTTATTGAGCCGTCAATCCACAAAGAATAATCAGCATCTGGAAAGTATAAGTGAGGAAGTATCTTATGTTTTTTAGCATTTCTTACAGGGTCGGTGAATTCATTACAAGCATCTCGCCTTTCCCATACCTTAGACTCAAAAGGAAAGTCTGTAAATGCTACAAACTTAGCACCTGTCGTGTTTTGGTTTTCTTTTAAGGTATCTTTTCCACCTGTTATTGCTGTATAGACATAATTATTCATTTATTGCTTCCTCTATAACTTTTTCATACTCTCCAATATGTTTTTGAATAGTATTTGCCTGTGTATCTTTATACGCTTGTTCTGCAAGTTTTATCCGCAAGTCAGGATTGTCAATTAAGGCAGACAGGTGATTAAACCATTCTATTGGTTCGTTTCTAACTACAAAGCCGTTTATCCCGTTTCTTACTACTCTTTGATAGTTGGGTGTATTTGAGCCAATAAAAGGTACTTTACAAGCCGATGTTTCATAAAACTTTATTTCTGACTTCCCATAGTTGAAGTCTGAGTGATGGAGTGGTGCTATTCCAATGTCCATATTTCCCATCTTTTCCTTCCAAAGATCTACCCACTCATAAAAGTCCGATTTACCATCATAATAATCACACCTTCCATTAGGAAGTACCTTTTTAATGCTGTCAGGTATCATTCCAAAGAACACGAACTTGACTCTCTTACCATACTTTTCATTTATCATTTTAGAAGCTTCAACGATCCCGCTTTGTTCTATATCGGTATAGTGTGTGGATGATCCAAAATAAACTATATTTATCTTTTTATCAGGTTTTTTTCTTTTGGTAAAATCAAACTTATACACATCTAAATCAATGTAATTCGGCAGAACATGCGTCGGGCCCGTTCGGCCATAACTTGCAACAACATCCCTTAAATATTTGGTTGTAACAGTTAGCGTCTCACAATCATTGATAATAACCTGCTGAATTTCCTTCATTCCCTGTTTAGTCTGATAGTACATCTGTACGGGATTAAACTCGTCTATGTTGTAGAGGTTGTCATCTAAGTCCATTATGTGCTTTAAACCTGACTTTTCCATCACAGCCCTCAAGTAGGCGTAGGGTTTGGGTGTGTCTATGTACGATGAAAATAAAAGGTCAAAGTTTTTACCGAGTTTACGCCACGAGCCTATAATGTCCTTTTCGTCTACTACTTTCTTTTTTATTGTTACGTCAAACTTTTCGGGATTGAGATGCGATAGTGGATTTACCACTCTCCACCAGTCAACTGCTGATGTGTTTGTACCGCCTTTAGAATGGGTTTCAAGACCGCATATTTTATATCTCATATTTTAGTAGATCTAAGTACTACTACACTTGTACGATTATCTCTTGAGAAATGGTTGATAAGTGAGACATTAGAAAAACTATAGTGTATTTATCATTTTCATCTATGGCTACGCACGTTCCAATCCTATCACCTACGGCAGCAGTGCCAGCTTGAATCCAGTCTGTTGGAGTAAATGCTTGTAGAACTCTATTTCTGACATCAAATCTGTAAATCTGATTTAACACACTCGCACCATAAATATTTAAGTACCCAAATCTGCCCTCATTATCACACGGAGCATACTTCCCACACGAACCTGTAGTTAGTAATGGGGCTTTACCATCATAAACAACACCATTTGACCAAGCACCTGTAGTTCCACCAGCAATATCAAGCATATCAAGAGTAGAGGTATTTCCACCTCTAAATGAGAATATAAACGAATGTCTGGAATTTTTAGCAGGGTCTGGCTCTATTCCAAACGAGGCAAAGGAAGTACACCCAGCCCCCATATTTCCACCCCTGTTCCCATAATAAGTTATAGACCAAGCATTAGCATTGATTGAGTTTGTGCCGTTATCTTGAGTGTAATTTGTGTAGTTATACGTATAAGTTACGTTAGTAGCAGAACTCCAAACTAATAACTGGTTTGGGTATTCAATCACATATTTGGCTGTTTTTGATGGAGTTACACTCCAGTTAGAACCTAAAGTATAAATAGGAGATGGACCTGCTGTATGAGAAGCAATAATTCTTCTTTGACCAACTGCCGTAGGAATTGCAGTATCCTCAACTATTCTTATTTGAAAGTTACGATATTCATTTGCTAAAACTGAACTGTCTCCACCACTTTCCTGACCCTTTAATGTACCAGCAGCACTATCTGTGGCTATTAAACAGAACTTTGAAGTTCCACCAACATCATAAGTTCCTTCTCCAACTAAGAAGCCCTCTCCAGGCTTGCGGTCGTATGGGACATAAAGTTCATCAAGTGCAATACCAGAAAAATCAGTTGAAATAGTAGCTGGTAAATTAGTATTACTTAAAGAAGCAAGTGTATTAGTAGCAACTTCGTAAGACCTAAAAATAGTTGCCGCCAATGCACCCGCTGATAGCATATAAATTTTTCCACCTAATATCTCATATACATCACCAGCAGCAGGAGTAAATGATAAAGCAGTATCTAAAGTTAAAGTAGGGTTTGTTCCACTTGTATTACCAATTATCCATCTTTCCTCTGTTTTTCCAGAACCTCCAGCAGACGAACCTATAATTCTAACTTTGAAATCATACTCACCACTTCCACCTCTATTTGCTAACATATTAGAACCTACAGCAGTTATAGTTGTGTTTGTTACCACAGATGTAGTTGAAGAACCCGCACCAACAACCCCGACAAGAGAAAGAGAAGGTGCAAATACTGCTCCTGCACCTGCTCCAAAAGTCCCACCAAGACCGGGAGAGCCTAAAAATTGCCACCCTTTTGTTATTTCGTTAAAACGATTTAGTACAGAAGCCGATGCTAACTGATAAATAAATGGATTGCGTGAAATATCGTTTCGTAAGTCCGAAGCTAAACTTCCACCAGCTGCGTGTGCATTTGGTGCAGGTGTAACCTGAACCCACATTTGTCTATCTATACCTTTTTTGAAACTATTTGACATAATGTCTCCTTTAACTTATTAGCCTCCTAACATTATTAGCCCAAGCATTGTTAGAGTTTATTCTGAAAGTTACATCTGCTGCTTGAGAACCAAAATTAGTTAGACCAGTAACTGTACTAACTGTAGTAACTGTACCAGATGAAATAGTTGCCTGAACACGTGCTTGATTTGCTGATTTGTCTATGTAAGGAGGATTTGTAATAGCAAGTAGTACGGCTCTTAACGAATTCAAAATGTCAACGCTTTGGTTATCAGTAGGAGTTGTTGGCTGTTTCATTCGGTTTAGAGTATTGCCTTCAGGATCAAAAACAAGATTCTCTGTTGCAAGAACCTTAAACTTCTCATCAAAACTCCAGTTTTGAACCTGTTGTTCTGATTTTTCTATTTCTGATTTACCTTCGCGATCTCTCATCTATTTTGTCTGCCTCTCTCATAAACTTAATATATTTGGCAAGTTTAGAAATCCTGACTGTGTTGGGTGACATATCTGATAAACCGATTGCCTTTTCCAAACTTTTAACGAACTTTTTAAAATTATCTTTTCCGTCTGCGATCTCATTTTTCTGCACTTTAGAAACATAATACTTCTCTATGGCTTTTATGTCATCTTTCATTCCCAAGTCAGGATTGTCCCAAATATCTTCAACATCATAGTATTCAGCTGTATATGGTTTTCCCTTTAGTTGTTCATATAAGGCTATCGGAGTTTCAACATCACTGTGTGGTGTTATATCGTGGCTTTTGACCTCTGATGGCTCCTGCTCTTTATTTTCAACCTCTGTTTTGGGTTCTGCTTTTCTAAATACTACATCATTTTCCATATTATTTTTCCATTTCCCTTATCTGTTCTTCTATTCTGTTAGCGTCATCTACTGCGTGATTTCTGTGTGCGTTTATCAGTTGTTCTCTTGCTCGTGCTATATCAGGGTTACGAGATGACTTTTCAATATTATACATTGCTTTTTCAATAGTTTCCTTTTCCCGCCCAACAGCGTGTTCTTTTGCTTTATAAAGTTGTTCTAAGTCAAAACTTCTTGTATTATCCATATTTTTATCCAAGCCCCCGAATTAACGAGGGCTTGAAAATCACTACCATAGGTATGTTTTACCACTATGGTACTACGAATGCTTACATACGATTATCCAGTTAGAATCAAGTACTTTGACCGCGAAGGACATTGCCCAACCTACGGTTGAGAATCTGTCTACTGGGTTATCAGTACTATTCGCTCCCGGATTCTTGACGTAAACGTGTTGTCTATCTCCCTCCAAGTCAGTTACTGCAAACGCTTCTTTACCGTGAATGTAAGAGTTGTACACGTCAACTGTTGAACTCGTAGTTGTAGCTTCGCTACCTTCTATGAATCTAACTCCGTGTAATCTTCCAAGTTCACCTTTGTAAAGATTTTCTCCATCTTTATAGGTATGTGCGTTCACCCATGTGGAATCGCCCATTAAAGCATAAGATCCGTAAGGATTAGTTTTACCCAAGAAGTAACCATCGTCGTACTTCATAGCTTTTTGAAGCTTTAAGGTCTTAACTGCTTTTCTAACTTCTGTTGCTGAGAATGTATCTGATGCCGCTACGTCTGAAATTAAGGACTTGGCTCCTGCAAGTTGTGCAGTACCCTTGTCTAATTCAGCCCTTATTAAAGCGTCTCTGGATTCTCCAGCATTTATACCCATAACTTCTACTGCACCCTTCATTTTAGGGTCAATAGCTGTTAGAGATAGTAATTTAGAGATTGTGGTGTAAGATGCATATTCTGCGACTGTACAGGACACATTAGTTGCTGATAAATCTACTGCGGTAGGATTTGAACCCTCTGTAGGAGATTGACTTATCAAGGCTAATGGGCTGTATCTTTGGAAATACACAACCTTACCACTACCAGCTGGAAGAGGTCTCTTCTGAGAACCTTGTTCCATTATCTGGCTTCTTTGTACCATACTTATGAAGAGCTTATCGTAATAAGTCTGCATAAGTTGGCTTAGTGTTGATGTCGTTGATGCCATTTTATTTTATTTTTTCACCTACTTTAATATGCCGATACGGTTCCGACCATTTTTTCTATCTCTTCAAGACTCAAACTTTTAGAATCTTTTGTACTTGTTAAGTTGTTAGAAGGCGTTGTAGCTCCCTCACTCTCCTGTTGTCTTAGGTTTTCTGCAACCTCTGCCTTACTCTTATTGGCTGAATAGCCTTTAAGTCTCATAAGACGGTCAACAACCGGTTTTAAGCGTACATCGGGATTAACCGACCTAAGCTCTGTATAGAACGAGACTATCTCTTTAGATAGACCTTCATCGTACTTATCCGAATCCTTGCGGAGTTCGGGGTACGCTTCCTCGCAGGTCATTATATCTGCAACAAGTCTATCTTTTTTAGCTTGTTCCTTTTTCACAGTTTCTACAGCCTTTTTAGTTGCTCGTTCCTCAACAGTTCTTATATCTGCTTCATAATCACCAGATAACTGGGGATTGAAGTTCTCGATCTGTTCAAAGAGATCCTCTTTACTGTTTGTAGCAACTAAAGGCTCTAATTCTGCTATTTTATTTTCAAGCTTTGCCTTCTCAGCTTCAAGTTCTTTAGCCTTATTAGCTAACTCTTGTACTCGGTTTTTACCACGTTCGGACTTGATTTCTTCAATTTCATTACTCGTTTCTTCAACTTCTTCGTCTTGATCAGAGACTTCAGTTGTTTCAGGTTCACTTTCAGGCTCTGTGTCCTCTTGTGGAACCTCCAAGTTAGGTTCTTCAACTTTGATTTCTTCTGCCATGAAAAAATCCTTTCTTTAATTTATTACACGCCACTTTCGGTCTTGCGTCAGGCTGCTACGCATTTAGATAGTTTAAGTTGTAAAGTAGGTGCGTTTCTGCACATTTACACTAAGCTACCTTCATATAGCTTATTTAAAAGCTATGTGAGCGGGGCAAGTGAAGTGTTAGCGATAACTCTTGTTAATTCTTGCCCACGCCTACATAACCTTTAATGTTTCTTTTTTAGCATAGGTTGCCCATTTTCGTCAATTCCGGTTAATACATAGTCGTTTCCTATGTATGTAGCAAACTCTAACTTTGCGTCTTTCTTATACAAATATGGACCTTTCTGTACCCATTTTCCTTCAAGTTTATTCTCATAAAACTCTTCTGTTAGTTCTTTCCAGTCTTTTTTAGACTCTTCCCATTTCTCCTGAGACTTTTTCTTTCGTTCCTCCCTTGATAGTTTAGAACCGGGATTCCAATCTTCATCTTCAACTTCTTCGTAGTCATCTTCAAAGTCATCAAAGTTTTTCAATAACTTTATGGGTGCTTTCTACTTTAGAAATGATAGAATCAATTTCTTCTCCTACGAGCCTTGCAAAGTAGAATAGTTTCCCCATCTCCTCATAATTTGCACCATTTAAGTCATATCCTTTAAGTTCGATAAGTCTTGCTTTCTTTCTCAACATCCACTCTTTTAAGTCTTTCCACCCTTCTGTTTCTGCTAAAGCGGATATGTGGTCATCCACAGTAGAGTTGGACTTTTTGTTGTCCTTTCGCATATCCTTAATGAATTTTAGAAATTCTTCATTGTTAGGAGCTATTGCTTGTGTATCAGGCATATATTCCTCCTTGTGGAACTTGTTCCTGTGTTGGTTGTTGCATACCACCTAACTGTTGTTCAAACTCTGCCACCTCCTCTTCTACTTGGTCTATCGGAACACCTTGTTCTCCCTGCTCCCCACCGGTCATTTCTTCTTCCTGATCTTCAATAATTATCTTATCCCAGTCGTTAATACCTGCTTTTATCACCCACTGCTTAAACAACTCTGCTGTATTTAGTTTCTTGCCATTTTCTTCCATAATATTTATTAGCGGGGACATTACACGCCCTGTTTGAGGGTTTATCTGTGCGTTTTGTAATACCACTTGTAGCATTGTATTTAAGTTTGCAAGTTCAAGTTCGTCATCTCTTTTAATCATTGAACCGGAATCTACCTCAAACCTATATTTGCCTTTTAATAACTCTTTGTCGATTGTTAATTTTGCACCTTCACCGGATTCAAAGAATTCAACAATATCAGGAAACTCCTTTGCTATCTGTTCTACCTCTGCACTGAATAAAGATAGGATTAAAGGTGCTTCCATCTTATTGGCTTGTAGATTAACAAACTTTTCAATAACATTCTGCACCGTAACTTCCATCTGATACCTATCCATTAAATCTCTTGTGTTCTCTCTTGCCTGTTGCATTCTTAATGCCTGTGGTGTCTTTCCTGCGGTTGAGTCATACTGTTGTGCCACTTGAGTTGAAGATGTACCATTTGTATTTTCCAAAGCACCTAATAAGAAATTATAGGTTGATTGAAATGTTGAAAGACTTTTATCTGATACTGCCATCGCCTGTACTGATTGGTTTGGTCTATCCATATACATCTTTGTTCCCGGCCTCATC